AAAAGAAACTTTTGCGTCATTATAATTGATAGTTCTTTGAAAGTTTTCGCTCTCTCATGAGATAAAAATTTCGCTCTCCTGAATGACTCAGGAGGGCAAACCATAAACCAAAAAATTGGAGAAAAAAAATCATGAGTCTTAGTAGAAAACATTATAACGAATTAGCTGAAATAATCAGAGATAATCTTATCGAGTTTAATTCCCTAGAAGGGAAAATAATTTTCGGAGATTATTTTAAAACTCAGCTTCTCAGCTTCCTGAAAAGAGATAATAGAAACTTTCAGAAGGATTTGTTTCTCGATGCTTCAGGGCTAGACTCTCCGACATTGGAGGAGCTTGAAAATACTCCTCCATATTCTGAACAGTCAGAGCACATCTCGAATTCATTAGAGCAGGCTTTAGAGCATGCATCAGGAAGCGAGATAGGGAGATTCGGATATAAAGCATAGCGAAAACTTAAAAGCCTTCAGGAGCAATTCTGAGGGCTTTTTTTATGCTCTGATTTTTAATGCTCCTGAGTCAGGGACAGAAGGAAATTTTCCCTCCCTTTTCCTCTCCCTAAATGGGTAATGCTTGCCTAGGAAATTTTATCGCTCAGGGACGGCAAAAACCTAATTTTTTATGCTATTTTCTAGCATCGCATAATATATATTATGTCTAATACAATTACAAAAAGTTACAATCCTCACTAGGGGAGGAGGGGGTTATTTTTTTTTTTTTATTTTCAACATTGCCATATATAAGGTGACCTCTAAAAAAAATCCCCTCCGATGGGGCTTAAATACTCATATTCCAAAAAAGAAAGACCTATACTATTTATTATTATTGACATATATATATATAGGGTATAGGTTTTACCATAATGGAAAATGGTATATCTCAAAAAGAAACATTAAGCTCAGAGATAAATAGTGCTATACAGGATATAGCCCAACAGAAAGAGATAGAGGGTATTAAGTCTTTATCTAGGTATGACCCTCAGAAGGTAGCTAAGATACTATATCTCTTCTCTACTGGTGTATCTCAGACATCTATGGTTCGTAAGTATGGTATAGATAGGGAGACTATCATTAATACATTAGTAGACTATGCAGATTATAAGAATAAGTTCCGTGAATTAGGTGGTAAGCTATCTGCTAAGAATTATATCAATATGACATCACTATCTGAGGACTTAGTAGATAATATCCGTAATCGAGTAGAAAGTGGTGATATAGAGCCTTCTATCAGAGATTTGAAGGATTTGTCCATTGCTATGGCAAATGCCTCTAGAGAGGCTCTCACGGCTCGTGGAGAGGTATCCTCTATATCAGAGGAGAGAAAGGTGCATACACAGGATGATTATATAGATACCAAGAAGGCAGTAGAGGCTAGACTTAGGGAAATCAAAGAAGCAGAGATAATAGAGGAAGAGTAATGGAGATAGCATTTACACAGCACCCATTCCTAGATATTCCCTCTGACGAGGATATATTGCTCTTACTCAAGAATGACCCTGAGCTCCTATCGGAGATGCATAAATTTCATGAGAAGCGAATAGAGGATAGTATTGAGAATCCACTCTACCATGGCTTTGATTTAGATGGCTGGGATAGAATACGAGATGGGCTATCTAATTATAATGAGTGTTTAACACTAGGTGGTAATAGAAGTGGTAAGACTACTGGCTGTGCTAAGATAGTCATGGAGGCTGTTACCAAATCGGAAAATGGTCATATAGTATGCTTTAGTCAAAATGCTGATACATCTGTAAAGGTTCAACAGTCTGCTATATGGGATATGATGCCCAAAGAGTTTAAGAAGAAGACTAAGGGAATAGAGGGATATATTAACTACTCTATGCAGAATGGCTTTACAGGGTCTAGCTTCATTTTCCCAGATACCAAGACTAGGGTAGATTTTAAAACTTATACACAATTTACTAACAATCAGACAATACTTGAGGGTTTCGAGTTCGGCTTTAAAAACCCTAAATACCTCAATATAGGTGCATGGCTTGATGAGTACCTCGGTGATGCTTCATTGGTAAATACATTGCGATTCCGACTAGCTACTAGAGATTCTAAGCTCCTAATAGGATTTACACCTATTGATGGCTATACGCCATTTATCTCTGATTACCTTCGAGGTGCAGAGACTCTAGAGACTAGGAATGCAGAGCTCCTAAATAAGCCTGTTCCTGTAAAACAATACTCTCCAGAGATGGATGCATCTATATGCTATCTACATACAGATGAAAACCCATTTGGTGGGTATGATAGAATAGCTAAAGACCTAAAAAACAAAAACGAGGAAGAGATACTTGTCAGAGCATATGGCGTACCTGTCAAATCTATGACATCACTCCTTCCGATGTTCACCCCTGAAATCAATGTACTATCTGAAAGACCAAACAAATATGGAAGACGATTTCCAGATATTTCTAATAAACGAGAATTTACTTGTTATCAGGTGGTCGACCCAGCAGGAGCAAGAAACTATTCAGCAATTTGGGCTGGAGTTAATGCTAGAGGTGAGGTCTTTATTAGGAGTGAATTCCCTGACAGGAATACATATGGTGAGTGGGCACTATTCGGAGAACCTAAGTGGCGATATGGTCCAGCTTCTAAAAAAATTGGATATAATATTGAAGGATATGTAAATCTCTTCAAACAGATAGAAGAAGACTTAGATATAGAAGTATTTGAGCGTATAGGTGATAGTCGTTACTTCGCTAGACAGAATGAGGATAATGATGACCTCTTCACATCATTCTATGACTATGGGATGAACTTTGTCCCATCGGATGGTAGAATGGAAGCAGTTGGTATTGCTTCATTAGATGACTGGTTCAGCTACAATCCGAATGTGGAGATAGACATGTCTAATCAACCTATGTGCTACATCCACGAGGATTGTGGCAACCTGATAGATAGTATTATTAATTATAACTCCAATGGCAAAAATGATGAAGCACTAAAGGACTTTTTTGATTTGATTCGTTACCTTCGTATGGCAAATGGAGGTGATGGACCAGACCATCAAGATGAACATAGTCTCGTCACAACGATAAGAGGCAAAGGAGGATATTAATGGCTAAAAAAAGATTAAAAGAAATAGCAGATGAATTAGGTATGAAATTTGAAGAAGCCTATGAAATCGTAGTACATAAACTATCCGAAGATATGATTACAGGTAAGGGAAAGAATACTTGGATTAGTGAAGAGGGACAAGAAATCCTCGATAACCATAGTCCAATGCCTATACGATATAGAGGCAAAGTATTATCCGTTGCTCCAAATCCTAACTTCGTTATGGTATACATAAGAGAGATACCAATGAAAGTACCAGTAAGAGTTCCATATACTCTTAGGGGTTCGTTATTAGTAGGTAAATTTATCTACTTAGATGCATATACAGATGATAATATACAGTATTATCAGTATGCTCCACCACCATCAATATATGAACCACAAAAATAACTTGATATGTATGATATACTTAAAAGCTAATGGATAACGATAATATTTCTAATTCTCTGACATATCTCAGCGAGAAGCCAGATGTTCCTACATTGAGGTACTCATATGAGCAAACAGTTACCGAACTAGAAGCATACTTTGATTTATGTCGAACATCATATGATGATAGGCGTAACTGGTGGGCTGGCAAGTCTCGTGACCACAGAAAACATGGAGCAGACGCATTTCCATGGGAAGGTGCATCTGATATGGAGGCTCATACTATTGACGAAAGAATTACTCGTCTAGTATCTATGTTTATTACTTCACTACAGAGGGCTAATGTAAAAGCCTTTCCTGTGAGTGTAGGTGATATACCAAGAGCAAAGATGGTATCTGGTTTTTTAAAATGGATGACATCTTCTGGATATATACCTAGATTCTACAAAGAGATGGAGCTAGGTGCTAATTATTTATTAGAGAGAGGTATTTTGATTACATATGTAGGATGGCTACGAGAAGATAGAACCTTTATACAAAAGCTAGACCTTAATCAAATTACTCAGCTATCCCCTGAGTTGGGAGCTATGCTATCCGATGATGGTGCTGAAGATTTAGTTATAGATGCTTTCCAACAATTCTTTCCTACTATAAGTGAAAAGAGAGTAAAGAAAGCATTGAAACAATTAAGAGATACAGGGTTTGCAGATTTACCAGTTGTTCAAAGACAGATAGATGCCCCAGAGGTTAGAACCCTAGCACCAGATGGTGACTTCTTCTTTCCCCCATATGTAACTGACCCACAGAGAGCACCATATTGTTTTTGGCGTACATACTATACGGCACAAGAACTAGAGAATAAGGTTATTACAGATGGATGGGATGCAGGATTTGTTGAACTCATGATATCTAAATATCGTGGAGTAAATATCGATAGCATTGAAAGAGAGCAAGAGGGTCGAAGAAGTATATCACTTACTGATAATGCATATGAGGCTAATGAGTTAATCGAGATTGTACATGGTTATCAGCGTCTAATTGACAAGGAAGATGGTTCTGAAGGTATATACCAGACTATATTCCATAAGGAATTTGATGGTAATGATAATGTACAAGGATATGCTAAGTTTGAATTATTAAATGGATATGAAGATTATCCTGTAATCGTAACTAAATTATCAGAAGATTCTAAAAGACTTTATGATACCACAACTGTTCCTGACCTATTAAGAGGCATACAAAATCAAGTAAAAGTAGAAAGAGACTCAAGAATAGATAGGAACAGTTTGGCTACCTTACCTCCTATCCTACACCCAATAGGTCAAGCACCTACAGATTATGGACCAGCTAGAATGATTCCATATCGCAGAAAGGGTGACTTAGAGTTTGGACCTACGCCTCCAGCACCGAATGGTTCTATCGAGATTGAATCTACACTAGAGATGCAAGCTGATAGTTTAGTTGGACTAGATGTTCAGAATCCATTATCTAAGGTTCGTAGACAGTTTTTGGTTGATAAATACTTGGAGCATTGTGCTAATGTACTAAAGATGTGCTTTAAGTGCTTCCAGAGATTTGGACCAGATTCAGTATTCTTTAAGGTTACTGGTGCACCAGATGCACAGACTTTTGATAAAGGAAACCCAAATGAGAACTATGATGTTATTATTACATATGATGTATTGAATAACGACCCAGATGTTCAGGAGAAGAAGTTACAACAGATTGTAAACCTTACTGGACTAGACCGAAGCAATAGAATTAATATTGACTTCTTGCTTGAGGCTATGGCAAATGCTATAGACCCAGTATTAGCAGATAGTATCTTACAACCTGCTGAGGTTGCACAACAAGAGATGCTAGAAAATGTTACCAATGACCTAGCAAAAATATTTGCTGGTATTGAAGTTCCTGCTAGACCTAATGGTGCAGGAATTGCAATGCAGATTATTCAGAACTATGCACAACAACCTGATATACAACAAAGACTACAGTCTGACGAAGCATTCAGGACTCGTTTTGAAAAATATGTACAACAGTATCAATTTATGCAGACTCAAATGCAGAATGCACAAATTGGTAGAATTGGAACAGACCCTGCACAAATGGGTGGAATGAATACACAAAATATGGAATAATGGATATAGAAAAAATATTAAACGACTTATCTAATCATCATCAGTTCGCACAGTTTCTTGAGTTTTTAAATAATCTCCGTGAGGAGTCTATAGCTGAGTTACATCAAGCTGATACAGATACTATACAACAGGTATCTGGAAAGATTTTAACATATGACCAAATCCTAGTAATGTGCAAATATGCCGATTTAAAAAGAAGGCATAGTCAATTCATTAAATAGGGCTTGCATAGTATGTTAAAATATAAACATCGCCATCGCTGGGCGTTAATAGCGTAAAATATTATGTCAGAAGAAATCACTCCTGTGGTCGAGGAAACAGGTGAAATAAATCCTACGGAACAGTCAAATATATCAGCGTCTGATTTTGTCAATAGACGCTTGGGAAACCAAGAGGAGGTTGCTCAAGAAGCACCCTTATCTGAGGAGACCCCAGTTGTTGAAGAAACTAATGAAGTTACAGAATCTAATGTGGAGCAGAGCACCACAGAGGAAGCCGTAAAAGAACCAGTTTCTGAAGATGCTCTTTCACAGTTTAATTTAGAGGAGATGTCCGATGATGAGCTCAGAGAAATATCTGATAAGCTCGGAAGTCGTGCAGTAGCTAGATTTGGAGAACTAACAGCTAGGCGAAAGCAAGCAGAAGAGCGTGTGCAGGCAATGGAAGCCCAAATGCGTGAAATGCAAGAAAAGCAAGCTCAAGAAGTTCCAGTCGTAAAAAACAATCCACTAGCTAAAGTAACCGACCCTAAGCAGTTACAGGCTAAGGCTAAATCTGCTAGAGAGGTAATCGATTGGGCAGAAGATTTGCTATTTGAGAAGGGTGATTATGGAGTCGATGATGTCATCGCTGAAGTTAAGGGAAAAGAACTTACTAAAGCTGATGTCAGAAAGAGTCTTAAACACTCAAAAGATATGCTCAAAAAGTTTATCCCTGCACAGATGCATAAGCTAAAGAAAGTTAATGAATCCAAAGTGGTTCGTAAGCAATTGATAGATAAAGCAAGACAAGAATTACCATGGGTAGGAGATAAGGAAAGCGAACTACATAAAAAGTATGTGGCAATGTATAATGACCCAAGATTAAAGCCATTATTAAAGAATGCTGATTTAGGTGCACAAATGCCATATATCTTAGCTCATGCTACACAATCTATATATGGTCGTAAGCCCATTACGGAAAGTGGTAAATCGCCTACCTTGACACCACCTAAAGGTGTATCAACTTCATCTCGTTCTGAAAAAACTGAAACAGTATCAGCCAAGGCTTTAAAAAACCTTGACCAACAATTTAAAACAAATGGCAATATGAGTGATTTTATAGCTCTAAGAACAAAACAGTTAAATAATCGTTAAAAATTAAATAGAAAGTATAAATTATGTCGTTTTCAAATACATTTGATACAACAAATACAGGTTCTGCTGTTTCCAATCGTGAGGATTTGACAGATGTCTTAACTATTCTCGCACCAGAGGAAACACCAGTCCTTTCATCTGCTTCAAAGCAGAAAGCCTCAGCTACATTTGCTGAATGGACAGTCGATGAATTAGCATCCCCAGTTACCAATGGTATCTCGGAAGGTGCTGATGTCTCAACATTCACAGACAAATTTAGTGGTCGTGCTCGTCTTGGTAACTATGTTCAAAAGTTCCGTAGAGATTATATGGTATCCGATTTACAGGATGCTGTTGACTCTGTAGGTCCTGCGAAGATTGCCCAAGCTGAAGCAAAAGCAATTCGTGAACTTAAAAGAGATGTTGAAGCTACTCTTATTGGAACTGGTGATGCATCCATCGAAAATGGTGCAGGCAATCCGTACAAAATGCGTGGCTTAGGCAAATGGATTCAAACTGGTGCACAATCAGATAGTGCTCCTGAAACACCTGAAAGCTATCGCCCAGACGCTGGTCAAGTTTTTGACATTAGTGCTTCTGATGCAAATGCATTCCAAGAGTCCGATTTGAATAATATCATTTCAACAATCTATCGTCATACTGGTTCTACACAAAACCTAACATTAGTTGCAGATACAGGTCTTCGTAAGACAATCTCTAACTTTGCTCGTTTTGTTGGAACAGGTACTAACTTCGATGGTAATGCTAGTGCATCACTTCGTAATGTAAATTACAATGGTGATTCAACAACCATTAAGTTAAGCGTTGAGATTTACGAGTCTGACTTCGGTCGTGTATCAATCGTCAACATGAACCCAGATACTGCTCCTGCAACTCTTGCTGGTGGTTCTGACTTCAATGATGGTTATATCGTTAATCCTGAATACTATGGTGTTCATGAACTAATCCCAATGGGCTCAACTCGTCTACCTAACTTAGGTGGTGGTGAGCGTGGATATGTTGATTGCTCTCTTACTTTAGGAGTATATCACCCACAAGCACATGGTAAAATCACACAATAATTAGGAGGTAAATAAATATGTCACAATTAACTATTAATGAATCAGCCCTACAAGGCTTTACGCATAGCATTACCTTCAAGCATGGTGCTACATTTGCTAGTGATACAGCTACTGCTGGTACAGTAAAAACATATGCTGTTCCTGCTGGAAGTATTATTACAGATTGTGCAGTACATCGAATCACACCTTTTACAGGTGGCTCTATCTCTGATGTTCGTTTGGACATTGGTTATGGAGGAGATGGCTCTGGAACTATTGATGATTTCATCGATAATTTCGACCTATTTGATGGTACTACATATCGTGCATGGAATGATGGGGCAAAACTTATCGGAGGTTCAACTGCAAAAGGACATCAGTTCAATACAGATGATACCATTGATATTGAGTTCACACCATCTAGTGCTGGTATGGATGAAGCTACTGCTGGAGAAGTTGTAATATTATTTAAAATATTAAACAACGGAACTGGAGTAACAGTATCCTAAAATATTAATTTCGTAGGGGGCGAAAGCCCCCTACTTTTTAACTTTTAAATTATGGTTGATATTATTACAGATATACCTCGAAGTA